GGTGCCCTGGGTCTTCATCGTCATGGTTGCTAGCTCCTAGCTTTGCCTCTCGGCGGGTTAAAAAAACATCCCGGTCATCCCGGTCTTACGGAAACAAAAAGGCCCGCACTTGGCGGGCCTCTTGTCGTTGGGAGAACTTTGATCTATCGCAGGACTATCCAGTCCACTTGGAAACTGAAGCGGTTGTTCTTTGTGTCGGGATCGATCGACTCACCGAGCCATGTCGTGATGTAGGCAACAGGCTCGATCGCATCTCTCAAGGCGAGCGCCACCGACCTGGCGGAGTCCGCGCTGCTGGCGTATACGTCCACCAGCAATGTGAAGGAATCTGCGTCAGGCACATCGCCCAGGTAGTTCTCGGGAGATCCAAACATCCTCTGCCACACGGCATAGGGCTTCTGGACGTTCTGCGGCGCCAGGCCGAACTGGTAGAACCTAACGGGATTCGACCCAATGAGGGCCTTCACCGCAGAACTTGCAGCGACCGCGGGGAAGATAGGGGGAAACATCAGCCTGCCTTCCTGAGAGCTTTGTCGATCGCGACGCTCATCTGCGAGATGAACGTATCCGTTGCCGCTTGGGCGTTCTCAGAAAGAGACCGCTGGAAGAATGGACGTGCCGCAGCCTTCTCAGTTCCAAATTCCAAGTATGCCCAGTGCCTCGTATCTCCTCCAGGGCCGGCTGCGACACTTCCACGCTTACGCGTGCTCTTGGTGGCCTTGTCTCCATAAAGGCCCAACGTATCGCCGGCCGCTTTACCAAGCGCCCCGCCCAGTACGCCAACACGGAACATCAGATCGCCTGTTCTTTTGTTGTAGATATTCGACCACCGTTCAACGATGTTCTTCGCGATGACTTCGCTAGATTCCGGATCGTCAAGAGCTAGAGCATTATTTCTGGCCGCGTCTCTCACCAGTTGTGCGGCTTTTCGAAGTGCCGCCCGGCCACCCTTCTTCTGGACGTCGTACTTCAGACCCTCGAGTTTTTTGTTCAGCTCGTCGAGGCCGTTCATCTTGACTGAGATGGTGTCAGCCATGGGCTACGACCTGAGTCATCGAATCAAACTCGGCGAACCAGTCGCGCGAGCCGCGTGCATTCTTGTAATGCTTGAACTTCGGTATGCCAGCGGTCCAGTGCAGGATCTTTGCCCCCTCTGCGTCCTGTCCCTCATCGACCAGCACATTCCATTCCGCTGGGAGCGTTCCGATTTCCTTGTCCAGCAAATACTGAAGCTGCAGCAACTCGACCGGCCGGCACATGCTCAGCATCTTCGGAGTTGCAGCGAACCAGGCTGAGTGGGCGCAGTTGATGCTCATGACCGAAGCCCAGTTTTTGCGGCTGTAGTTGGTCTGCTCGCACTCCATCTCGGTCCCGATGTACTTCCGCGCATGCTGGCTCTCGTAGTCCGGGTGCTTGACGACCTGAACCGCATAGGATGGGTTGAACATCTGGTCTAGCTCGGCGATGTCTCCCAACATCAGCATGTCGCAGGCATCGACGAAGATCGCACGGCCATTGAAGCCGCTGAGATAGGGAACCAGGAAGCGTGACAGCGTGAAACTATTGGAGCCCTGCGGCAGACCATGGGCGGCAAGCGGCGTGATCCGCACAGGCTTGCTGGACCGCTTGACGACCGAATGGCAGAACGTATGGAAGCCAACCGCCTCGCGTTCGTCGTAGCCGCAGAACAGATTGATCATGGCTTCTTGCACACAATTCGCATGTCACGGTTCGCACGGCCGCCGAGGTGCCATTGGGTGACCTCTTCCCTGATCTCAACGAATCCATGTTCCGCCAGGAAATCACCAAGCGTCTCCGGAGACCAGCCCCATCGGTGAATCATGTGAGGATTCGAGGTCCGCGGGTCTCCGAACAGGCCCCACATGCCGAATTGGTCAGGGTGCTTACCAACCTTCTTGTACCCGCTCACGATGTTCGCGCAGCACTTAACCAAGTTCGGCAGTTCCAGAACGAGGATTCCCCCCGACTTCAGGAGCCGCTTCCATTCTTCCGCCAACTGGTCGACTTCCCATCGATAGAAGTGCTCGAATCCATGGATGCACATGACTTCATCTGCGCATCCATCGGGTAGGGGAACAGACAGAGCATTGCAGAGGATGTCCGGTTTGGCATCGCCCGTAGGAACGATGTCGATGTTCATGTAATCCGGCAGGATCTTCCGGCCGCAGCAGACGTTAAGTCGCATCAATGATCCCAGTGATGAATTTCCATGCTTCGCGCGACTCACTTGCCCGCCACTGCCAATAGGCGCAGCGTCGCAAGAAGTCCAATCTGTTTTCCGTCGTGTAGGGCTTGCCTACGAGCCACTTAGCGGCCCCGTCCTCACATTCGAACGGCACGCCTGCGATTACCGCATCCACCGCAACGTTGCTATGCCTGCAGACCACCAGCGAGGTGCCTTTCAGCACCGCGTCAATCGGACCATCTGAATTCACCTTGCACTTGATCTCGATCGCGTGCTTTCCAGGCTTCGATCGGAAGAGGATTTCCTTACCTGGGAAGCGCTCCTTCAGTTCGGACAGCTTCCGCGTCTCCCAGTCGTGGAGATTCAGGTACTGCCTTGCCTTAGGACCAAGGCCGACCAGCACGATCGGGCCATCTCCTGCGTCTTTGCGGATTGGTATCCCCAGCAACCTCCAGCGTCTCGGATCGTTCGGCGTGATGTCGAAGTGCCGCCACGGATGGTCGAAGTCGAGCGAGATCTTGAAATAGCCGCCCGTCTTCTTCGGTCCGAAGTAGCCCAAGTCGAACATCACGACCCTGCCCCCTCGAGCGATCTGCGCATTCCTGGCGGCGTTGTTGACCACCGATCCAACACCGTAGACCATCAGGACCGCGCTCCGGCCTCTGTAGGCGTTTGTGACTGAAACCTTCCAGCCTGATCGCTGAGCGGCTTCGATGATTCCTTCGATCGTCTCTTTCGAATGCCTCGAATTGCTTTGAAGCCTCAGAACCTCAAGGCTTCGATCCATGATCTGTATTGCTCCGCGACTTTTTTGATTGGGATGGCCGCGGCCATGAACCTCTCGCTTACCTGCTCTCGCGCGCTCTGCGACTCGAGCCAGTCAAGCGCTGTTCCAAGTTCGTCGCAGTTCGTCGCCCAATATTCGCAACCGCTGGCCGTCTCTTGGTAGCCAGGCTCTGGCAACCCTATGAACGGCGTTCCGCTTCCGTGAGCGTTCGCCAACTTCACATTGGACTTCCACATGCGCTGCGGATAACCGGCGTGGTTTCTGTCGCGCAGTGCGAGGATCACATCCACATCGGACAGATTCGCAGGGTTCAGGACGAACTCGGCGCCGATGCGCCTGCACTCCCTCTCTATGGCGGGCATCCAGCCCTCCATGAAGCTCGGCGATCCCTCGTAGCCGATGCGCTGGATGCGCGCCCGGATCGGGTTTCGTCGGATGCCCGGCCGATGGTGGTGGTAGATCACCGCCCCACTTCCGCCGCAATCGTCCTTCATCTTCTGGTTTGGCCAGATCACCGAATCCGGCTTCAGGGCGGCCAGATATTCCCTGACCCATGCCTTTGATTCCGCCTCCCCCCAACTGGAGCAATACGGCTGCGGGTAGGCGTCGACGATGTCGTAAATCCAAGGCCGTCCGCTCTTGCGGATCCGCTGCAGAAGCTCTGTCGGGATCCGCTTCACCACAACGATCACATCGGCCCACCGGCAATCGTCGATGCTGGCCATAGGCCGAACTCTGGCGCCCATCTCCTGGCCGAGCTGCTCCCCGCGGATCTTCCAGGAGCCGGAAGTCCCGCGCCCAGTGAACAGCAAGTTCATAGCTTGAACCCGAACCCGACCGTATCGGCGCGTGCGAAGTAGGGGTGGCCTTCCACTTTCACCGCCTCTACCTTCGGCCCTTGATACATGGCAACGCCGGCCAGCATGACCCGCTCCCACGTCACGCGCGGGAATAGAACCTTCACGCCCTCCGGAGTCAGCCGGAAGTAGTCGCTCGGGTACGCATGGATCCGCCACATGAACGGCACCGAGACAAAGACCGTCGCGCCTGGCGCCATGAGCCGTTCAATGTTCGCGGCCATCAACCACGGGCGCCGGCTGTGCTCGAGCACGCTCATGCATTCGACGTGGTCGAACTGCCCGAGGTCGTCCGGCAGTTCATCCTCCAGATCGAGAACGCGATCAACGCCGGGCCCATCCAGCATGTCAACGCCGACGACGTCCGAGTAGCGCAGCCTGCGGTCTTCCTTGTCGTGGTAGACCCGCGATCCGACGATCAGGGTTCTGCCCGCCTTGGGCTTCACATGCTCCCGCTCAAACTGAGCCAGCGAGGAGGTGTCGGAAGGCCGTGCCGTCTTCGATTTCATTCAGCGTCCATTGAGCCCAAGCCAGTCGGCGGAACATTTCCAGCCGGCCGGCGTCCGTGTTGTTTTGCTCGCCGATCCAGTTCGGCATGTGCGATTCGACGGGGATACCCCAAGTCAGAGCCTTGACCGCGGCCCCGCTTCCCCATGTCACGACCTTCCCGGCCTTCGCCAAGTCTTCCTCGAGCGGCTTGCATGGCCTCGTTCCCGGATGGGACCGAACTCGGCCTTTCTGTCGGGATGTCCAGTCACGCGGCATCGCCACGCCCGCGGGCCCGATCCCTCGTTGAGGAAGTACCAATGTCTCTCCGCTCGTTCGCCATGGAGCCAGGTCAACTCCCAACGAATCCCACCTCTCGGCGCCCCCGATCGGGAAACGCCCCGAGGTGTTGTGCCAGTTCATGGCAAGCGAATACCATCTGGCGCCCGCGAATTCGTTGCCCCAGGCTGCGTTCTCCGCAACGATGACCGGAAGGCCTCGCGCTTCGAACTCTTTGGATACTCGGTCGCCGTTCCC